TGCACGAGTACTACTACGTTAGATACTCCTGGTCAAGGAACTGTTTTTATTAATGGGATATTAGCAGCAAGGCAAGGCGACCCAACAGTAAGTCATACTACATCACCACCATTATGTCCTGCTCATGTAGCTAATGTTAATGTGGGTTCTGGTAATGTGTTTATATGCGGAAGTGCAGCAGCGAGAGTAGGTGATTCAGCTGATGCAGGAGCTATGACTTCAGGATCTAGTAATGTATTTATTGGTGGATAATAGGTATAAATAACATTATGGCCATTACAACCTCAAACAAAACAGAATATGTTGATTTAGACTTTGTGTTTAAATCAAACCCCAACACGGGTGACATAGGAATAAAGAAGCAGATTAATTCTGTTAAGCAAAGTGTGCTACATATTCTAAATACCAATCATGGTGAGAAAGTATTCCAACCTTTGTTTGGGGCTAACCTAAGACAATACTTATTTGAAAATAATGGTTTAATAACATCAATTGCTATTACTGATAGTATTAAAGAGGCAATTACTAACTTTGAACCTAGGGTGGAAGTATTAAATGTTAAGGTTAATAATAAACCAGACCTAAATAAAATAGCAATAACAGTTGTTGTTAAAATTATATCGACAAACCAGATTACTAATATCGCAACATCATTAGAGAGACTAAGATAATGGCACAAGACAGAAGAATTAATGCATCAGAATTAGATTTTAATACATTAAAGAGTAACTTAATTACATATATGCAGGACCAGCCTGGTGCATTTGCAGATTATAATTTTGAAGGCTCTGCAATGAATACAGTGATTGATGTGTTATCATACATCACGCATATTAACTCAGTTAATGCTAACTTTGCTCTTAATGAAACATTTTTAGATACAGCACAACTTAGACAATCTGTTGTGTCACATGCTAAGTTACTTGGTTATACACCAAGATCAACATCACCTGCTGTAGCATATATTGATGTTGAATTAGTTTCACCAACCGGTCTATATATTGATGGTAATAATCTTCCCGCGACTATAAATCGTGGTACAGTATTCACAACGATTATTAATTCTATATCATATAATTTAATTGTTTCAGAGACAATGACAACGGCGTATGGTGAACATGATTCAGGTAAATACATATTTAAAAATGTTAAATTAGAGCAAGGTGTTCTCGCCAATAGATCATATCTATATGATCCATCAAACTTTGATTCATATACAATTACAAGTGATAATGTAAACACAGATTCGTTAATTGTAGATATTTATGAATCATCTACGTCTACTGAGTCCACTACATTTACTAAGTCTAATAATATTACAAATATTACTGCTGAATCAAATGTATATTTCTTGGAAGAATCAAGAGATGGGTTTTATGAAATTAAATTTGGTGATGGTATTATTGGTACTCAATTAGATGCAGGTAATATTATTAAAATTAATTATTTAGTTGTTGGCCCAGGTGATATTAATGGCGCTTCAATCTTCTCGTTAAATGATACTATTGAAGGTAACACTAATGTATCCATAACAACAATACAAAATGCATCTGGTGGTGCTAGTGCTGAATCGACTGAATCAATTAGATTCTCTGCACCACTTGCTTTTACTGCTCAAAATAGAGCCGTAACACCAGATGATTATAAAGGTATTATTCAAAACTCTTGGGGAGATATTGATACACTTACTGTATGGGGTGGTGAAGATAATATTCCACCAGACTATGGTAAAGTATATGTATCGATTAAACCTAAAGCAAGAGAAGTATTAACAGATACCGAAAAAGAAATTATTATTGGTAATATTCTTAAGCCAAAGAACGTAGTATCAATTACACCTATTCTTGTTGACCCTGATTACACATACATTGACTTAGAAGTTTATTTTAAGTTTAACCCTAATGTAGCATCATCAGATAAAGCTACACTATCCGAGAACATTAGAATAACTATTGAAGCATATAATGACACTAACCTAAAATCATTTGGTGGTGTGTTTAGAAACTCAAACCTATTACGTGATATTGATAGTTCAAGTGTTGCTGTTATTTCAACCATTATGAGAATTGAAATGAGTAAGAAATTTGTACCTGAATTAGGCAATGAAAAATTATATACATTTGATTTTAACCAACCAATCACTTATTTATCAGGTAAGACTCAATACATTACTTCGACAGAATTTACATATAGAGGTGAGTCGTGTAGACTTAAAGACTATTTAGATACGGAAGAAAATAAGAATATTATACAAATTGTTTCTGGGTCAGGCACAACTTTGAATCCAAATATTGGTCATGTAAACTATAATACAGGTAATGTAACACTTGAAGGTTTTGCACCTGATTCAATTGTAGGCCCATATGATTATATTAAAATTATTACTAAACCGGCATCGTCTGATATAGCACCAACACGAAATGAACTATTAACAATTAATTCTTCTTCAGCAATTATTGTTGGTGAAATTGACACAATGGTTACTGGTGGTACTACTGCCGGTATTGACTACACTACAACGAGTAACTAATGGCTTTTAATGTATCCTCTTATATAGATGATTTGGTCCCTGAGCATATTAATCAGGACTACCCTGAGCTTATTGAGTTCATAAAAGTATATGCTTTATATCTAGAGAGAGAAAATAAATCTGCATTTTACTTAAATCAAATTGATCATCAGCGTGACATTGATTTAATTGAAGAGCATCTATTAACAGAGTTACAAAATGAAATTGGAGCTCCAATTCCTAGAGACTTTGCGGCTGATCCAAGACTATTTTATAAACATCTAGTTGAATTTTATAGATCACGTGGTACGCCAGAATCAATTAAGGCCTTCTTTAAATTAATTTATGATGATGAGGTAGAAATATACTTCCCTAGAGAAGATATGTTGATACCATCTGATGGTAAGTGGCATGATCAAAAAGAAGACATCATTGCTAATCAAAGTGATTATACACCAACATATATTTGGACAATAAGCACTAATACTTCAATCATTAACTTTAATTCGGATAGAGGTTTTGCACCTAAGTTTGATGATGATGTTATATTTGTAAATGATGTATATATTTCGAATGGTGACTATAAAGAAACGGTTTATTATGATGAGTCAGATAATGAAATAAAATACTCATTAATATTTCCTAATGAATTAGTAATAGGTGATGTAGTTAAAGCATACCCTAAAGGTCTATTCACTAAGAGTGATGGATTCCTTTCGGAAGAAAGAATTAAAATTCAAGATTCATACAAATATCAAAAATTTTCTTATTTACTTAAAACAGGTAAAAATATTGATGATTGGAAAAATGCATTTACAAGGCTAATTCACCCGGCCGGATTTATATTCTTTGGTGAGATTCTTATTCTTATTGAGATGTTAGAATCAGTCAACAATGAAGTACAACCTGGTTATCAAGGTTCTGGATTACCTATAAATATTAATATACCTGCAATACATATACAACCAACTGTAAATGAAGCTGGGACTTATGTAGAGAAGGAATTTGAATATGCATATTCACCTGCAAGAATTGGTATGTGGAACCATTTGGAAAATACCAAGTTCTGGAATTGGAGACCAATGCGAGAATATGGTGAATATACATTGCAGGATGTTATAAATAACAATATCGGATTACAATTAGGAGCAAGAATTTGGTCTTGCACCCCTGATGATCCAGCAACAGATACATCGTACGATTCAAATGATTGTACAATACAAACATAACGGAGAGACACTAAATGTCAGCAATTATAACAAGTAAATTTAGATTAGATACAACTGAAAAATTTGTTGACAGTCTTACATCAAATCAATTCTATATGGGCTTGGGTAGATCAAATGCATGGGCAGATGATACGACACCAGATAATCCATATGAAAATGACTACACAGTAAATACTTTATGGGAAAATATGTTTGCCATAAAGAAAATTGACTCATCAGATATTATTTATTCAAGCCCAAGAACTCTATGGACCTCGGGTGTAACATATTCTGATTATGATGATAGAGATACTAACATCGAAGGTAAAAACTATTTTGTTGTATCAGATAATAATAATGTTTATATGTGTCTTAAGTCAGGTGGCGTATCTACTACTAACCCTGATATTGCTGGTGTGACTACTGCGGGTGTGATTGATCATTCATCAACTGATGGTTATATTTGGAAATATATGTTTACTATTCCAGTTGATATAGGTTCTAAATTCCTTACGGCATCATTTATTCCAGTAACCCATTTAACAAGCCAACCAGCTCCAGGGTCAGATACTGCCCTATTAAATCAATGGTCAGTACAAGATAATGCTATTGTTGGTGCAATATATAATATCAAAATTACAAGTGGTGGTACAGGTTATACAAGTGCTCCAACTGTTACAGTAAGTGGTGATGGTACAGGTTGTACAGCAACAGCAACAGTGTCTGGTGGTGTTGTTACAGATATTATAGTTACAAATGCAGGAACAGGCTATACTAAAGCAGTTATCACTGTATCAGGTGGGTCAGGCTCTGGTGCTTCATTAAGACCGGTAATTAGTCCTGCTGGTGGCTTTGGCGCTGATCCACGAAATGATTTAAGATCACATTATGTTACTATTAATAAAGTATTTAATGGTGATGAGTCAGGTGATATTCCTGCATCTAATGACTTTAGACAAATTGCGCTTATTAGAGATCCTATTGATTCAAGCACATCAGCTGTGGCTTCTCAGAATGCATACACAACAACTAAGTCATTATCAGTAGCTACTGGTGGCTCATTTGGTACTGATTCAATGATTGAAGGTACTGATACTGGCGCATCAGCAATGGTTATTGAATATGATTCAGTGAATGGTATCATTTACTTTGTACAAAATGAAGATACTGGATTTGTTAATTTCACTGATGATGATAACATTAGAGTTGTAGGTGATACAGGATCCGGCCAAGATTGTACTTCGGTTAATGACGCTGGTATTGTACAATACTCTGGTGATGTAATGTTTATGGAAAATAGAACTTCAGTATCACGTGGTGCTGACCAAATTGAAACTATCAGATTAGTAATAGCATTTTAAATTAGGAATAACAAATGGCAATTAAGTTTAACATTGAACCATATTGGGATGATTATAATACACCCACTGCGGATGGATTAACTCCAAAAGAAAAATATAATAAAATTCTTTTTAGACCTGAGCATGCTGTTCAAGCAAGAGAGTTAACTCAATTACAATCAATGCTTCAAAACCAAGTATCATCTGTTGGTGATCATATGTTTAAAGAAGGTTCAATTGTAATTCCAGGTGGAGTTTCAGTATATAATAAGATTGATTACTTAAAATTATCCGCGGTTAATACAACTAATATGTCAGATCTAATTGGATCAGAATTTACTAATGGAACTTCAACAGTAAAGGTTGTGCACGCCGAAGCAGCAACTGATACAGACCCAGTAACATTATTTGTTAATTATGTTTCAGGTTCTGATAAGTTTGTTGATGGTACTTCTTTAACTGGCCCATCAAGCTTAACAGCAACAGTAGCTTCAAGTGGCTTTGGTTCCCTAGTATCTGTTGATGATGGTATATATTACATTAAGAAACATTTTGTTATTGTTAAGAAGGCTACAATTGTACTTTCTAAATATAGTACTACGGTATCGTATGATGTTGGTTTAAAAGTTACTGAATCAATTGTAGGAGCAGGTGATGATGCATCATTAAATGATAATGCCCAAGGTACCCCTAATGAATCTGCACCTGGTGCCCACAGATATTCAATTACTACAACATTAACTAAACAAGCAAACAATGCTAATACAGGTAACTTTGTATTACTTGCAAGACTTGAAAATGGTTCTATTGCTAAGCATGCAAGAACAACAGATTATGCCATAATTGAAGATACAATGGCAAGAAGAACATTTGATGAGAGTGGTAACTATACAGTTAACCCATTCCCTGCACAAATGAAAGACAATGTTGATGGTGATAGTACTAAATTAAGTATTGGTATTGAACCCTCGAAGGCTTATGTAAGAGGCTATGAAATTCAAACATTAAACACTACAAATGTTGATGTTAATAAAGCAAGAGAAGTAGACTTAGCCACAGATAAAGTTGTTGAGGTAACACATAATAACTATATTGATGTGTCTGGTATTACATCGTTACCTGAAATTGATAATTATAATACAGTACAACTATTAGATGTTGGTGGTACTCAAACAGGTACAGCTAGAATTAGATCAATGCAAGCATTACCTACATCTGGTCATTATAGATTACATGTATTTGATTTAACAGGTACTATTACTGGTGCTGTGTCAATTGATTCACCTTCGAGCTCATTTAATGCTTCAGCTATTGAAGGTTATAACTTGGCTTCTGATACATTAGTATATGCATTACCATATACAAGAATTAAAACATGTTCAGCCGAACTTGATGAAAACAATCCGGCAGATTTTAACTATCGTTTTGAAACAAATAGAGTTATTGGTACATCACAAGTTGCTTCAAATCAAGTATCTTTCCTTGCTTCATTAGCTAATGAAACATTTGGTGGATATGACACATCGAACTGGATATTATCTAATAATGATACTGGTTTTATTGTACCATTTACATCGGGTGATATTACAATTGATAATGCTAATACCCCTCCTCAAGTAACTATTACAGGGATTGACCAAACTATTGATCAAGATTACTTAACTCTTATTGCTCCAACAAACAGAACATTAGAACATAAGACAAAAACACTTGTGTCTAACCAAGGAGTTCAACTACCACAATCTGGTGACTTTACATCACCGGTTAATTTAGACCATTGTGATGTATTACGTATTGTGTCTATTCAGGAAGCTACTTCAGGCCAGGATGTGACTGATCACTTTGACTTTAATAATGGCCAAACTGATACACATTATGGTGTAGGTACTATAACACTTAAAGTAACAACTAACTATGTAATTAATGATGACTTAGATGTTGTGTATGATTACTTCGATCATGGTACCGGCGACTTCTTTACAATTGATTCATATACTGGTCAAGCTAACTATGAAGATATTCCAAGTCATGGCGGTATCGAATTAAGATCAGCCGTAGACTTTAGACCTCGTATGAACAATGGTGGTGGTAACTTTACGGGTAATGGTGCTTCAGTGTCTAACACTCCTAGACCAGATACACAATTTGAAACAGACATCCAATACTACTTAAATAGAATTGATAAAGTTTATTTAGATAAAGATGGTGACTTTGGTGTACTTGAAGGTGTATCGGATCTTGATCCTAAAGACCCAGGCACACCTAAAGATGCAATGGTATTATATCACTTATTTGTTCCGGCCTATACATTAAATCCGGAAGAAGTTACTATTAAATATATTGACAATAGAAGATACACAATGCGTGACATTGGTAAGCTTGATCGTCGTATTGGTAACCTTGAGTATTATACTACTCTTAACCTATTAGAGAAAGAAGCAGAGAATAAACAAATTCTTGGCTCTAATGGTATGGACAGATGGAAGTCAGGCTTCCTTGTTGATTCATTTACTTCTACTAACATTGCAAGAGCATCTTCAACTGAATTTAAAGCAGGTATTGATAGAGATTCTGGTGCATTAAGACCTTTATTCTCTGAAGGTAATATTGGTATGGATTATGATGCTTCATCCACCACTCAAAAGACTGGTGACTTAGTAACCCTTCCATATACAACAAAGGCAGTTATATCACAAACGCAATCCTCTGGTACAATTAATGTTAATCCATTTGATGTATTTAACTGGACAGGTTCTGTTGCATTATCACCAAGCTCTGATGAGTGGAAAGATACTGACCAAAGACCACAGGTTGTTGTTAACCAAGATGGTATATTTGATGCAATGAGAGATATTGCTGATCAGTCAGTTGCAACAGGTACTGTATGGAACTCTTGGCGAACTAATTGGACTGGTAGATCAACTACATCAAGAACAGATTCTAGATGGTGGAGACGTGATAGAATTACTACTACCACTACTACAAGAAACCAAGGTAGATCAGGTGTTAGAACATCTATTGGTACTGAAACAGTAAATACAAATATTGGTGATAGGGTTGTTGAAGTTAACTTCGCACCATTTATGAGATCACGTATTGTTACATTTAATGCAACAAGATTAAGACCTAATACTGAAGTGTTTGCATTCTTTGATGATATATCTGTGGCTGATTATGTATCAACACAACCATCGAGTGTAACACCTTCGGTTGGTGTTAATAATAATACAAGTTTTCCGGGTGGTTCTACTACATTAATTACAGATGCTAATGGTAATTTATCTGGTTCATTCTTTGTACCTAATAACCCATCATTAAACTTTAAGACTGGTGATAAAACATTCTTATTGACTGATTCATCTACTAATAATGAAGAAGAAACTGGTACATCCGCGGCAACTACATATTCTGCAAAAGGTCTTATTGAGACTAAAGAAAATGTAGTTATCTCTACTCGTGTACCTTCAATTCAAAGAACAAATGTATCTGATTCAAGGGTAATTACTTCTACTTCAACTTCTCGAAGAAGAGAATGGACAATGAATTGGGGTGATCCTCTTGCACAATCTATTCTATTGGATAATGATGGTGGTGTATTTGTTACATCTCTTGAAATATTCTTTACTACTAAAGATGAAAACATTCCAGTTCAAATTCAATTTAGAAAAATGGACCAAGGTATTCCTACCCAGGAAGTTATTCCTTTCTCAGACACAACAGTTAATGCTTCTGATGTAAATGTTGATGGAACCTCTACTACATTTACATTTGACTCACCTGTTTATTTACAAGATAATATTGAATATTGTTTTGTTGTTATGGCTAATTCAAATGAGTACATGGTTCAATATGCAGAGATTGGTGAAGAAGATGAAGAAGGTAATAGAATCTCTAAACAACCATATAATGGTGTTATGTTTAAATCACAGAATGCTTCAACATGGACTCCGGATCAAAATAAAGACTTAACATTCGTGTTGAATCGTGCAGTATTTGATACTTCGGCTGAAGCTTCTCTTGTTCTTAAGAATAAAGAGTTACCTACTAGAGCATTAGAAAATGATCCATTCCAAACAACTAATGGTTCGTCTGAAATTATTGTGTCTCATAGAAACCATGGTATGTCTGATGGTGATTCAGTAACAATCGATGTTGATGAAAATATTGCTTCTATTAATGGTATTCCAACTTCAGAAGTTACTGATACTCATACTATTTCAGCTGTTGAACGTGATAGATATACTATTACATGTTCAAGTAATGCTTCTGGTACTGGTATTGATGGTAATAATACAGTCACAGCCACACAAAACCTGGCATTTAATACAGTGTATCCATTAGTACAGGAAGTTACATTACCTAATACTGGTATGGTTTGGGGTATTAAAGATTCAATGGAAGATACAGGTCTACTTGGTTCTACATATTTACCTATTATCATTAATGAGAACTATACTCCACAAGCACCTAAGATTATTAAACAAGGTTCAACTCCTTCGTTGGAGCTTAATGGTATATTCACTTCAACTAAAGATAATTTGTCTCCGGTTGTAGATATGGATAGATGTTCTGTTATTACTATTTCAAATAGAATTGATAACCCTGCTGCTACTACCACGGCTGGACATAATGTTGTTGCTAATTACTTTGACGAAACTGACCCAACTAAAGGTTCTGTTCTTTCTAAATATTTAACTAAAACAGTTCAATTGGATGATTCATCAGATCAACTTAAACTTTATTTAGATGTTAATAGACCATCATTTACTAATGTACAAGTATATCATAAGACTGGTTCTGAATCAAGTACCTTTGATACTTTAAATTGGGTTGAAGCCCCATTAACAATACCATATTCTGATGCTGGTGATTATACTGAAATGGAATATACTATTGATGTTAATGAATTTACTTTGTTTGCTATTAAGATTGTATTTACATCACAAACAACATCAAAGGTTCCATCAGTACAAAGCTTAAGGGCTATTGCTTTACAAGCATGATACCAGTAAAGGGACATGCTGATTTATATAGGGATCCATCTTCGGGTGCTATTATAAATAAGAATAGGACTAATGCAGGTATTGCAAAGGAAGCAAAAAAGAAATTTGAAAAAGATCAGAATCGTATTAATCAATTGGAAAATGATGTTTCAGAGATTAAAGATTTATTAAAACAATTATTAGAGAAATAATATGCCAAATATAGTTAATATTGCACTAACAGATACTTTCGAACAATGGAGAGTAAAAGATAATGAGATTGGTGCTGCGATTGGTGATATTGATGCATTAAATCTTGCCGGTGTTGCTGGTGATGAAAGTATTATATCATCATTAAATGAATTAAGAATTGATACAACTAATCAGGCTGCTTGGATTGGTGATACATCTACTTTATATGGTGGTAATAATAATTTAACTACTGCAGTTAATGATGCCAAATCAGATATCGATACCATTGCTACTACGGCTGGTATTGATCTATTGACAAGTTCATTAACTGGTTATGATGGTACAGAAACAGCCGCGGTTGATATTTTCAATGCCCACTTTGCTAGATTAGAAACTAATGATATTGACATTGCTGCTATTCAAACTAATATTACTAATAATGATATTGATATAGCTGCTATTGATACTGATATTGGTGATTGGGATTCTTACAATGGTTCTGATGCTACAATTGTAGCTGCTTTAAATTCAATTAAAGGTGTTCAAGATAACTTAGGTACTGACTTTGTAAATGCCACTGGCGATACAATGACAGGTTCATTAGTTGCTGATGGTGGTATTGGGGCAACAACAACTTTAAACTTAGGTGTTGGCGCGGGTACAGCAATTACAGTTGATAATCAACAGAGAATAGGTGTTGGTAAAGCATCACATGCTTCATATAAGATAGATGTAAATGGTACTATTAATGTTGATACATTAAGAATTGATGGGCAAGATACAGATGATAGATATATTCTTAATTCATCCACAGGTGGTACTGCTGAAATTTCGGCTAACATTGAACATACAGGTACAACTACATTTTCTGATGATATTATTATTGGTTCAGAAACTATATATGATGCTTCTGGCTTTACATTTACTGAATATCTTTCTGATCAAATTGGTTCATCATTTACTAACAATTCCGAGTCTGGTGGTATTACTGCTGTTTATAATGATAGTACTAATAAAATTACTTTAGCAATTGCTGATGATGGTCATAACCATACAACAAGTAATATTGATAACTTCACCGAAGAGGTTCAAGATATTGTTGGTACAATGGTATCAAATCCTAATTCTGAATCAGGTATTAATGTAACATATGATGATACTGCAGGTAAGATGAACTTTAACGTTTCCGATCCTACTATATCTATTACAGGTGCGGTAACAGGTTCAGCAACAATGACTAACCTAGGTTCAATTACCATTAATACTGCTTCAGGATCTAATTCAATTCCTACTTCGGCTATTACTGACTTATTAGAATATATTCAAGATACTGTTGGTTCTATGGTGACGGGTAATACTGAATCAGGTATGGATGTTAATTATAATGATACGTCAGGTAAGCTAAACTTCACAAATAGTTTAGCAGTTTATGATGTAAATGGAACACAAGTGTTCTAATATATAAATAACTATATGGCAATATATTCAAATTTAACGGTTGACCAAGGTTCAGACTTCTCTACACAAATAACTGTAGAAGATTCTACTGGCAACCCAGCAGATCTAACCGGCTATATTGGTGCTGGTGAGATTAGAAAAACATATACTTCCAGTGCACATTACGATTTTGTTGTGGTGATTACTAATGCTGCTTCAGGTGTAGTTAATATTACTATACCAAACGCAGTAACAAATGTAATGAAGCCAGGAAGATATGTGTATGATATTGAAGTAAGAAGTCCTACTATGGAAATTACTCGTATAGTAGAAGGACAAGTAGAAGTATTACCGGGTGTAACTAGGAGCTTATAATGGCGCTAAAAGGAAAAATAGGTCCACAAAGATCTATCCAGGCTAAACAAATGGCCTATACACCCACACAAAAATTGAGTGAACTGGTAGATGTAGATACAACTAACAGGGCAGATGGTTCGGTGATTATTTGGGATGATGTAACTCAAACCTTTAAAGTACAAGGCAGAGTTGAGAATCCTAATGTTTTGGTAATTGGCGGTAGTTTTTAATGCACATGCATTGCAACACGCTTGGTAAATTTAATTTAATTTAAGGAGAGACAAATATGTCAGGTACAGTAATTGTAACTAAGTTCTCCCTGGCCAATGCACAACCTGCAAGTAATGCATTAGCTCAAGGCGAACAGGCTTATTCTTATATAAGCGACAAACTATGGATTGGTTGGGATAACGGTGGTGTTATTGATCCAATTGCAATCGGTGGTAAATTTTATACAGATCAATTAAAAGCTTCATCAGTAGACTTTGGTAAGACAATTGCAAATCATGCAATCATTACAGGTTCTGATAATAAAATTGATTTAATCAATATTGATAACATTACTATTGACGGTAATGATATTACAACAACTAATACCAATGGTGACTTAACAGTTAACCCTAACGGTACTGGTGAATTTAACGTACAAGCTACAACTAATATTGTTGGTAACTTTACAGTATCAGGTACATCAGCATTTACTGGACAAACTACATTAGCTTCATTAAATGTAACGGATCTTACAAACAACAGAGTTTTATTAGCTGGTGTTTCAGGTGAAGTAGAAGATAGTGCTGATTTAACATTCGATGGTACACTATTAACACTTAATGGTAACCAAACAACTACTGGTAATGCTTTAGTTAATGGTACATTACACGTTGATGGCCAATCTACTTTAGCTTCACTTAACGTTGAAGACCTAACTAATAACCGTGTTGTTATTGTTGGTGCTGGTGGAGAGATTGAAGACTCAGGTAACTTTACATTCGACGGTACTCTACTAACAGTAACTGGTAATACTACTACTTCTGGTACAGTACAAATTGGTGGTGCTACAAACATTGATGCTCAACTAACTGTTGATTCATTAAATGTTCAGGACTTAACAAATGATAGAATGGTATTTGTTGGTGCTGGTGGTGAATTAGAAGATTCAGCTGATTTAACTTATGATGGTTCAACGCTATATTTAAATGGTGATCAACATATTACGGGTTCTTTAGATGTAAATACTTCTGCAACTATTGCTACATTAAAAGTTGTAGACTTAACAGATAATAGAGTTCTTATTGCTGGCCCTGGTGGAGAGATTGAAGACTCTGCTAATTTAACATTCAATGGTACAACATTACAAGTAACTGGTACATTAGATGTTGATAATATGCGTCATGATGGCAATACTATTTCTGCTATCAACTCTGACGGTGGTTTAACACTAACACCAAATGGAGATGGCTTAGTAACAATTGATACTAATACAGCATTTGTTGTTGCATCTGGTTCTGAAGCTTCAAGACCTTCAGCGATTACAGTTGGTGATGGTGCTATTCGATACAATACTTCAGATAATAGATTTGAAGGTTCTGTATCAGGTAATTGGACTGGCCTCGGTGGTGTAGTTGATATCAACCAAGATACATATATTACTGCTGAAGAAAGTCCTAATGATGATACATTAAGATTCTACACAGCGGGTAATGAAGAACTATACATTAATGATAATGGTTTATATGTAACTGCTCAGATTACTACTCCGATTGCTAATACTACTACAGCCAATACTACAACGGCTAATATTGGTACAGCAAATGTTACTACTCAATTACAAGTAGATGCTGATGCTAACTTTACACAAGGTATTGATGTTACGAGTGGTAATGTAGATATTACTGATAACTTAAATGTTGATGGTAATACAATCATTGGTGGTAACTTAACAGTTAATGGTACAACTACTACGGTTGAATCAACTGTTATTACATTAAATGATCCTGTTGTTAAAGTAGGTGATGGTTCAGTTGCTGGTGGTGATGCTAATGATCGTGGTATTTCTTTAGACTATGGTGATGGAGTTGCTGTTCAAACAGGCTTCTTTGGTATGGATATGGAAACAAAACGTTTCACATTCAAACCTGAAGTTGACACAACGGATGAAAATTATGTAGCTCCTTGGGGTGATGCACAATTCTCTAACCTATACCTAAGAGGTACACTTGAAGCTGGTGCTAATGGTAACCTAGTTGTTACAGATAACTTAATCTCAACAACAACTGGTGACTTAACATTAACTCCTGCTGGTGGTGATACAATCATTACTGGTAATGCTCAGGTAACTACTGACTTAGTTGTTAATGGTGATGTAACATTTGATAATGATGTTCCTGTAACATCTGGTGGTACTGGAATGAGTTCATTCTCAGGTGATTCAATTATGATTACTAATGCTGCAGGTGATGCGATTAGTTTCATTACACCTCCGGCTACTAACCCAGAAGATTACATTATCAAGTTTAATTCAGCTGGTGTTCCAGTTGCATCAAATGTTATTGATGGTGGTACTTTCTAAATAGTACTAAAAAGGTCCTCCTCCAGGAGGGCTTTTCCTTAAGCGTTATATATAACTATAACATTTAATGAAAAGTAAGTATAAATATACTTAAATATAACATATTATAAAGAAGAAATTATGGCTAGACCACTAAAAATTAAATATGATGGAAGCACATTTGCTGGTTTACAGGAAATGTCAGACTCTGAAATTGACTCATTTGCTGACTTATTACTAGATTCATTTACTGATAATGTTGGTACTGGCCACTTAGCTATTAATTCACAATCTAGTTGGACAAACATTGGTACATTTTCTGATACTCGAAGAGACCAAAATGTAGGTACTCATCCTGCTAACACTACCATTCATACTGAAAATTATGTCTTTAGACAAAACTTAAGTGCAGTATCCCCTTCAACAAGTGCTAGACCTATGGAGATTAAAGGATCAGGTTCATTTGAAGGTTTACAGGAGATGTCAGACTCTGATATTGTATCAAATATTATTAATAGAGTAAAATCTAAGATTGGTTCATTCGGTCCAGGTACATATAAACTACAACCATCTGCCCCTAGTGGTGGTACTTGGACAAGCGTAGGTACTATTACTAATAAAACAGTATCAGGTAATAATACTTCTACTCTATGGAGAAGAACAGATGGTATTACAACCCCTGGTACTCGTCCTATGAAATGGGATTCATCTTCTCTAAAGGAATTGACTAATACAGAAATTAATGATTTGACTGACTACTTTAGATCAGAAATTATTTCTTCAGGTATTGGCAAATATCAGCTAGCAACGTCTGCCCCCGCTGGCGGCACTTGGATTCAAGCTGGCTCTGGTTTTACTGATGATAGACATCAAAGGGCTAATCAGAATTACTCTGGTAACTATACTGGTAACTATACCGGAGCATACACCGGTAACTATACCGGAGCATACACCGGTAACTATATAAGATACTACTCAGGTAGAAATGCCGGTACCTATACTGGTTATTACTCTGGTACTTATACTGGTTATTACTCTGGTACTTATGCAGGAACATACACAGGAACATACACAGGTGCTACTATCATGGCATCAAAGGAAACAATTGCTACTTTAAAACTTTGGTTGAGAATAGCTTAATTATATAAAGGAAATATTATGGATAAGAAAATAGTAGACCCATATTGGGGTGATGAAGGTAAATCACAAGTTGTTTGTACATTTGAATATGAAGATGGTTCATCTTTAACTGCAAGTGTTATGAATACTGATAAGGGTGAAGATAATAACCCTGATTGGGATCAAATCTTTAAAGAACATTCTAAAAAAGATATTGATGCAGCAACTGAAAAAAGATTAGAAGAAAGAGATTCTAAAGAAGAGGATATTATTATCCAAACTAAAGCAGAAAGAGAAAAGAAAAAGAATGAAGATATCTTTCAAGCTAAGATTGATGCATTCCAAATTGAAGAAGTAAAAGAATCTAAAGATCGAGCGACTAAAGCTAAGATCCGTAAGGCAAAAACCTTAACTGAAGTTATTGCTTATTCTACATTATTAATTATGAAAGCCAGTGAACCTACCCCTAAAAAGAAAGCAAAAGCAACTAAAAAGAAAAAGTAATGGTTTCATAATTGTTGCTTCATTAAAGTATTGTTACTATGAAGCAGCACATCGTTTAATAGATTCTTTATTAGACTACTATCCAGAAGCAAACATAGCCTTATTCGCTCATGATGAGTGGACAAAGGATGATGATCGTTGTAAAGATCTATACTTAGTACATGATGTACCAAAGCATCATCGAGCTAAGCTATGGGCCTTAGATAAAACTCCATTTGATAAAACAGTTTATCTTGATTGTGATACAACAGTATGCCATGAAGATGTAAGTAAAATGTTTAACTTCGAATCTGATTTAGCCTTTACAAATATTAGATCATACGCTGGTAAAATAGCTAAGTTTGTTGGGGGTGAAATGGTATTACACGGCGGGGTATTTGGTTACCAATCAAATGAAAGAACTCTTAATTTTATGACTGAATGGTATACAAAATACCATGAGCAAATAACAAATAAGTGGTGGCCTGAAGGGGTATCACCAAAGGAAAGATTATCTCCTTGGGATCAATTCACCTTATGGTGGTTAACAAATAATAGAGATATCTCATTTGAAATATACCCTGACGATGCTCGGTTTAATTTCGTTTATATATATAATGACAACGAAATAAAAGATGATGTTGTAATATGGCATTATACAATACCCGAGGTGGAATTAAACCATGAAAGAAATATTAATTAAGAACCAAGAAGTTTTAGATAGATTAAATGGTTTCATTGATACCATACAATCAATGGATATTGATGAACTAAAAATAGCTGATAGAGATCCAGATATATCAGCTGAGTATGGTGTATCTGATGAATATCTTCAAGTTATCTTAGATAAAGGTAGAAGGCACGAAGGCCCTCCGGAGGCTATTAAAGCAGTTGATATCTCAGTATTGCCTTCATCAAAAATACCGCCCCACTGGAAAGCCTTTGCTGATGATGTAGCCTTTAACTTCTCTAGGGAATTAGGAGTGCAACAAAACGCCTTGTGTGCTTACTATCCTGAAGATGGATATATTGGGTGGCATGATAATCATGATGCCCCTGGGTATACACTATTATTTAATTGGAGTAAAACTGGTGATTCATTCTATCGTTTTAGAGATCCAGAAACACACGAAATAGTAACCATTAACGATAGACCTGGGTGGAGCTGTAAGACTGGCTGGTATGGTAAAGGCGAGGGTTCTACATTTCATTGTGCAAAGACTAACGAACCAAGATGGTCTATTGCCTTTTATATTCAAGATGAAAACATGAAAGATATTATTATTGATAGCATAGAAAATGATTGAAGAAGATAAAATTATATTTTTTGTAGGTATACCAGGATCATCATGGTCCAGAGTGGCAACCCTATTACAATTTAGCCCTATTTTAAATGCTAACGTATCTGATAGAAATAAAGATAGGGAATACTATATTAAACAGGGAACCTCATGGCCAGGTTTAATTAATCATCAAGGGGCATTCTTTGGGTCAGGTATGGAATTTGGTATGAAATGGGAATACCCAGCGGAAAGAGAAATACCTCTTACCAAAGAAGCAGTATTACATGATATTGAATCAGCATTTAGAAGTCATGATGATACTAATTACTTAGTTAAATCGCATTCTATTGCTTTATCACTTGATTGGTGGATTGAAAATTTCCCAGATTCTAAATTTATATTTGTTGTAAGAGAATATGAAGCCTCAATGAAATGGTGGTTTAATGGAGGGGGCTTTGATATTACCTACCCTAATTATCAATGGTACAAAGATGAAGAGGGTATGAGACATAAGGCTAAATTGCAAGATTGGAATATCAGGCAATTTGTTGATAGGGAAGAGCTAACCCTATATAACATGACATCAGGTTTCTTAAAGAATGAATTGGCTATTCCATTTGATATTGACACACGAATCGAAAAACATTATAGAGCAATCAATCATATGCCACCAGATATAACCAAAGGGGTTCCGGTATATGATACATCAGTTGCATTTTATCCACATTTAGAGGAATGGTAGTATGGATATAAGCGAATACTTTGGTAAAGTATGGACTCACGACACTGAATATAAGTGGACTGGGAATTATCTAATTGATGAGATCAATAGTTTAAAACCTAATAGGGTTCTCGACGTTGGTTGTGGTTTTAATTATTATAAAGGCAAAATTAATAACTTAATTGGTATTGACCCATATAATGATAAAGCTGATATGAAAGTATCAATTGAGGAGTTTGGTAATAATATAAAATATGATGTTATTATGGCCTTAGGATCTATTAACTTTGGTGATGATAAAATAATTGAACACCAGATGAGATGTATTGATAAGCTATTAGATACAGACGGCCAATTGTTTATGAGACTTAATCCTGGACTGGATCATCATTGGGCTGAAGGTAAATCATCTGAAATAAATTTCTATCCATGGTCTAAAGAAAAAATTAGTAATTTTGCTTTAGCTTATGGTTATTCTATAGTTGCTTGGGAGGAAGATCCTAATATGCATGGAGCATTAAGATACTATGCACATTTAGTTAAAATGTAATATGATATTCTATTTAGATCTTATTAAAGATGATATGATATATACATTAGCAATAGAATCAGATGATACTATATTAGGAAAATCTTGGTCTAAAATGTTAAAAGATATAATAGATTCTGGTGTATCAGTATCTGAGCCTGAAAGAATATATTCATTAAATAATAAATGGAATTTAAGTTTAATTAAAGAACAATTATTAAACTGTATTGATGTTGTAAATGATTATAAACATAATACTATAATATATAAAGATAATCTAAATTATCTACATAAATACTTTGAAGATTTTATGCGTCCAGATAAAAGCCAATATAAATTTTATCAGGATGCACCAGAATTAGTAAAATTAGCAATTAGAGAATTTAACATTCTTATCCATAGATATGAGCATATGGAAAGAAATAAAGGTGGTAAAATTGTAGTATCATTAGATAATAGACCCAGTAGAACTATGACAGTAGAGGAAGCATCTTTATTTAATACTAAAATAGAACCTGGTGATGTAGTATTAAAATATTGTCATAAGGGTAAAAAAATTATAGACATATTTATAGATAATGAATTAAATAATAAACACGTAGGTAATAAGAATATAATACCTCAAAAAGATATTAGCGCCGATTTTAAAATATACTTTGATAATCCATTCAAATATGATTTTGACTTAAGATTTAATAAATGGTTAAAAACTAACATAAAATTCTTTAATAATATTGGAATAGATTTTAGTGATCCTATGAATACTATAGGTTTTGGTAAAGTTGGAAAGATAATAGGTGATATAGATATAATAGAAAAAGAAATTTATGGAATAAAAGAAATATATAATGTACGATACAATTGATTCAGGACAAAATAAACAAGTTTTAGTATGGGACCTAGGTAAAAGATGTAACTTTGATTGTACATATTGCCATTCAGGTATGCATAATAACTTTAGCCCTCATTCATCTTTAGAAGAACTTAAAGAAACAATGGTTTTTATTGATGAATATTATACTCTATATTCCCAATGGCATAAAACACCTAGGGTAGGAAGTATCACTTTCACTGGAGGTGAGCCAACTGTTAATCCAGCATTTTATAATTTAATAACATGGATTAAATCTGATTATCCCAAATATAAAATATCATTAACAACAAATGGTACATGGGATAAAAGAAAATTAAATCTAATAAATGAAACATGTAATTTTGTTACTATTTCATATCACACAGAAGGTAAACCATCATTAAAGAAAAAGGTCATTGAAAATATATTAGCATTAAACGAAATAAAATCAGATGCTATGAGAGTTAATGTTATGATGCATTCAGGTGATGATAATTTTAAAGAATGCCAGGATTTAATTAAAGATGTATTAGAACCTAATGACATAAAATTTGTTCCACGCATTATTGGCGAAAGATTAGACGATAAGAAATTTGTGGATAAAGCAAACCCTGAACGAAGAAAAGTGCATGAATATACTAATGATCAAAGAGATTATATGCAATCATTTTGGAATAATACTAATGCATTAGTATCTAAAACTAAAAATACAATTGCTTTGGAAAATATACCTAATAAGAAAACTGTACTTAGAAAAATGGGTAGAGGTTGTTGTGGTAATATAGACCTTAATACTAAAACTAATGGTACTTGGGATAAAACTAGATTTTTACCTAATACACAATTCAAGGGGTGGAAATGTTTAGTCAATTGGTATTTTTTACATATCGAACAAGAAAACGATATAGTGTATCATCACCAAACATGTAGAACAAATTTAGATTCAGAGACGGGTCCTATTGGTACACTATCAGAAAAGCATAAGATTTTAGATCAATTAAAGTCATATATGAATAAAGGTGTGTTACCTTATATCAATTGCCCTAACCCCCATTGTGGATGTGGCATTTGTGCACCTAAAGCTAAAAACGATGATGATGCTTTGGCCTTATGGAATAAGTATATTAGTCCAGAGTTAAGTCCATTGTAACAATATCAGTATAAACCCAATCATCATCATTATTACCAATCTTCTTAAGGTATCTTCTTTGAAGATCTTGCATATGAATATCAGTAATAGATTCAATAGGTTCTGCAAAATTTCTATTTCTAGCTCTTTGATATCTATGATGGGTAAATGCAGCAACAATAGGACACTTAATATTTAAATTAAGATGTTGAATAGGCATAATCTCTTCAGCATAAGGCATAATAACTAAATCTGCTTCAGAAAAATCTATATCTTCAAATACAACATCAGCTTTAATGCTTGATATATTTTTATCATCCCATATTTCTTTCATAATATCTATGGATTGAATATAATCCCTGTTGCGATCAATAAAAGTAAAGTTAACTTTAGTATCCTCATTAAATTGATCTTTACGCATATCATTAAACATATCATATATTTGTAGACCAAACCAAGAGCCAATTACATATATATTTTTAAATGTGTGACGTTTTGATTGGTATTTTTCTTCTGCAATATAATCAACTGTATAATAATATATTTGCTTAATCAATTCAGTATGATATGGATCAAATTGATAAAAGAAAGATTCATATAACCAAGGCATATCTTCTTTTAATTTTAAAGCATATTCGGTCAACCTTCTAGCATTATTATCCCACTCAATCATTGTAACTCTCCCATAATTCTTTTGGCCATCCATCAGCCTCATCTAACTCTTTACCATATCCATGGCTTGTATTAAATAAACATATTTTATAATCTTCTCGGTATTTAAAGTGTTCCATATCATTGGGAAAATCTGCACCAAAGTTATATGTATATACAATACCTTTAGGGTGAAAGTTGAACTTATTAGATGGGTAATGATTATATAAACACTTATCAAATGACTTATAACTAAATGATAATTTATCCCATTCTTTAATAGTGTTTTCTAATAACCAATTTCCTGCGTCATCATCCCATATAACAAAAGATGAATTATAAGGAGTTGTTATATTAGAATAATGAGCTTTCATTTCTTCTCTATTAACCCAAGAATTTTTAATTAACGTTACCTTAGGAAAATCATTGTTACATACATAATCAGATAAAGAACCATGTATCAATGCGTCAATGTCAAATATGATCTTCCGTGTGCCTGGTAGAAAATCTTTATCCATAGGCAGGAATTTCTCTTTAGTAAATAAAGGCCATGTATCATCAATACCATCTAACTTAGGAAAATCAGCCAAGTTATGTGTAATAATATCATCATCAAAGTCAGGATCATCAGGCATATCTGTAAAACAATGAAAACCATTTATCTCAGGTAGGTGAATCTTAAGAGAGTTTTTAAGTCTATTAACATAATGTTTAGGATATTTGGTTCCCCAAAGGAAACACATTGCTTCAATTTTTATTTTCATATAAGGGTTTACAAGACTGTCAAAATGTGATATAATATACTATGTGACTAAAGGTTATGGGTATACATAAATAGTTTAATATGAATGTTATAACAGTAAAAATAGGTACCAAATATAATTCTAAAGATGTTAATAAATTATATAGTAGTATATATAACAACTTCTATTGTTTAACTGATGATCCAATTGGTCTTAACTCTAATATTAAAATAATAGAACCTGACCCAGGATTAGATGGAGTATGGAATAAGCTATCTCTATTTAAACTTAACTTAGGTAAACTATTGTATCTTGACCTTGATGTTATCATTCAAAAAGACTTAACACCGTTGTATGACAGAGATTCTTTTACTATGGTTAAATGTTATTGGAAACCACTACGTGAATTATTTGATGGTTTTCTCGATAATAAAGATCATAATATTAATTCGTCTGTAATGGTATGGAATGGCCTAGAAAATATCGCGATTTGGGATAAGTTCATGGAGGACCCAGAGTACTATATGTTAAAGTATCCCGGAATAGATCATTTCATTTGGCATGAGGGGTTCACTTCTCAATATTGGCCTGTAGGATTAATATATTCTAAAGGATTTGGTATTGATGCTAATTCATGGTACAATCCAGGAACCAATTGGTATAAAGAAGATGCAATTATCCAAATGTTAAATGGAGAATTATATAAATAAACTTATATGGAAGTATATACTTTCAACAACTAAGACATAGATATGGCTAATACAGTATTTAAAATTAAGCAGAGTGCTCAACCGAATAAGGTTCCTGACGCATCACAATTACAACAAGGTGAGCTAGCCTTAAATACAGCCGACCAAAAATTATACTCAAAGAATTCCTCAGGAACAGTATTTGAAGTAACAGCATCAGCTGCCTCGGTATTACCACCTATGGCAAATAACGATAATAAATTTTTAATGACAAATGGTACTGCTGCTATTTGGCAAGAGATAGACACATTTTCAAATCTAGATGGTGGTATGGCCGCTTCAGTATTTGGTGGTGGTGATAATATATTCGATGGAGGAGTTGCTTAATGGCAAGTAAAATTCAATTTAGAAGAGATGTAACGGCCAACTGGAATAACAGTGATCCAGTCCTATCTCAAGGTGAAATAGGTATTAACCTTGACACCAATAAATTTAAAATTGGTGATGGTACATCTACTTGGTCTAATCTAACTTATATATTAGGTGATTGGGATCATATTGTTAATAAGCCTTCAGATTTTAATCCTACTGTAAATGTAGTTGAAAATATTGTTGGAGCAATGATTGCTGGTAATACCGAAGATGGTATTACAGTTACATTTGACACCGGCACACGAAAATTAAACTTTAATGTTGATGATCCAAATATTGCTATTACTGGTGATGTTCTTGGTAATGCTACAATTAATGATTTAGGTAACACTACATTAAATGTTTCCCTTGCTGCTTCTGGGGTTACTTCAGGTAATTATGGTTCTGCTTCAGAGGTTCCTGTATTAGCCGTAGATGCTAAAGGTAGAATTACTTCGGCAAGTACAGTAAATGTAGCGGGTGTAACTGATTTTGATTTTAATACATCAACAGGTGCAATTGATATTGACACAGCTGATGGTGCTAACTTTGCTACAAATATTACTCTTGATCCATATAACACTGGTCAATTATCAGAAGGTAGTAACTTATACTATACTAATGCCAGAGCTAGAGCATCATTAACTGGTGTTGATGATGTATCATATAACTCTACAACTGGTGTAATATCTGTTGTTACATATAAGAGTGCAGATTTTGATAATGATTTATCAACAAAAGATACTGATGATTTAGCAGAAGGTTCTAATTTATACTATACAGATGCAAGGGCAAAAGCTGCTATTACATCTACTCCTGCTGATGTAACATATTCTGCAGGTAATATATCATTACCTAATACTGGAGTTACTGCGGCTTCATACGGCTCTGCTTCTGAAGTACCGGTTATTACTGTTGATGGTAAAGGTAGAATTACAGGTGCAACTACTACTGCGGTGGCTGGTGTATCAGGTGTTACATACACATCAACTTCTGGTGAGCTAGAGATTGCAACAAGTGATGGTTCAACACATACTGTTGATCTTGGCATTGGTTCTTTAGATTCACCTGAATTTGTATCAGGTACATTAAGTGGTGTTGCTATTGCTACTACTGCTGATGTATCAACTGCTATTAATAATTTAGTTGATTCTGCTCCAGCCGCATTAGATACCTTAAATGAAATTGCAACAGCAATCACAGATAATGATGCTGATATTGCAACTATTCTTACTACTCAAGCTACTAAAGCAGATAAGGCAATTACTATTAATCCTGGCACTGGTTTAGAAGGTGGTGGTGATTTATCAGCTAATAGAACAATTACATTATCTGATACTACTGTTACAGCAGGAACTTATGGTTCAACAACTGCTATTCCAGTATTTACTGTTAATGATCAAGGTCAATTAACAGCTGCATCAGAAGTAGGTATTACAGTTGGTGATGCTACATTAACAGTAGAAGGTACAAATGGATTAATTGGATCTGGTACATTCACTGCTAATGCTACTTCAAATAATACTATTACAATTGAACATGCCGATACATCAAGTCAAGCTTCAGTTGATAATTCAGGTAATACATTTATTCAAGATATTACCCTTGATGCTCAAGGTCATATTACTGCAATCGGTTCAGGAACAGTTAATCCATACGATGGATGGAATGTATCAGATGGAACCAACACAGAATTAGTTGGAGAGAATGATACTATTACATTTAATGGTGATGGTAACATATCAGTTGATTATGATACTACAACAAATACAATTACAATTGGTAACCCTGCCGATATTACTTCGGTAACTGCAGGCACAGGATTAACCGGTGGTGGTACATCAGGTGCCCTTACTATTAACTTGGCTAATACTGCTGTTAATTCAGGTTCTTATGGTTCAGCATCTCAAGTACCAGTTATAACAGTTGATGACCAAGGTAGAATTACTTCTGCTTCGGAAGTATCAGTTGCGGGTGTTACAGACTTCGATTATAATACATCAACCGGTGTACTCGATATTGACACTGCAGATGGCAACAACTTTGCTACTACGGTAACCCTTGATCCATTTAGTACTACTAACTTGGTTGAAGGTACTAATAAGTACTATACTGAAGCCAGAGTTGATGCAAACTTTGCTACTAAAACAACTAATAATTTAGCCGAAGGTACTAATTTATACTGGACAGAAGCAAGAACAAGAGGTGCATTAGTTGCTGGTGGTGATATTGCATATGATGCTAGTACTGGTACTATATCTGTTGTAACATATAAATCATCTGACTTCGATACAGACCTTGCCAGTAAAGATACTGGTGATTTAACTGAAGGTTCAAACTTATATTACACTGATGCTAGAGCAAGAAATGCTATTAGTGTTGATTCTGATTTATCATATAATAGTACAACAGGTGTAATTTCATTTACAGAAAGAACTGATTCAGAAGTTCAAGGTTTAATTTCTGTTACTGACAATGGTGGGTTTGGTTCATTAAGTAAGACTGGTGGTAATATTACATACCAAGGTGTTACAACTGAAGAAATTCAGGATGTTGTTGGTGATATGGTTTCTGGTAACACAGAATCAGGTATCAGTGTAACATACGATGATGCAAATAATGTAACTAATTTTGCTGTTGATACAAGTGTTATTTCAACTGTAGCTTATGTTGATTCTCAAGTAACTAATTTATTAGATGGTGCACCTGCTGCCCTTGATACCCTTAATGAATTAGCAGAGGCTATTAATGATGATGCTTCATTCGCTTCGAGTGTAACTACAAACCTTGCAGGTAAAGCAGATAAGACTACTACAATTTCAGCTGGTACAGGGTTAACTGGTGGTGGTGATTTATCTTCTAATAAGACTATTAACCTTGCCAATACAACAGTTACTTCAGGTTCATATGGATCTGCTACTCAGGTTCCTACATTCACAGTTGATAACCAAGGTAGATTAACTACAGCGGGTGAAGTAGATGTTGCTTCAGTATCAAATGTAAGTTATGATACAGGTACATCTGAATTAACTATTGCCACTTCCGATGGTACAAATCATACAGTTAACTTAGAGGTTGGTACATCAGATACCGGTACATTTAATTCACTAAATGTAGGTTCAGTTGCTTCTGATTTAATACCAAGTCTTAATGAACAATATGACTTAGGTTCTTCTACAATGCGTTGGAAAGACCTATATCTATCAGGTACAACTATTAACCTCGGTGGTCAAACAGTATCAAAAACAAATACTTCTTCAAGATTATATACTGAAACTAAACATGGTACGGCAGGTAAAACTGGTGTGGCATTAAATAACCTTGAAGTAACAGGGGCAGTAATGCTACCTGCCGATTCAATTGAATCAAGTGACATTAAGAACTTAGCCGTTACATCTTCTAAGCTTGAGTCTGATATTACTATTGGTAATACACTAACACTTGCTGGAAATCCTACAGCTGACTTACACGCGGTGACAAAACAATATGTTGATGGATTGATATCCGATCTTATTGGTACAGCACCAGGTGATATGAATACGCTACAAGAAATTGCAGCTTCATTAAATAATGATCCGGATTATGCTACTCATGTAGATCAAACGGACATTGATCAAACTGCAGCTATTATCATGCTTCAGAATAATTACATTGTAAATAATTTATAAATAGGTTATAAATATAACCAATAACAACAGGAACATAACATTATGCCAACTATCCAAGAATCACTAGATACTTTAGTAGCAAATACAACCACGCTATCCTCAACCGTTGCAGGTAGAATTACTACTATGGATAGTCAAATTGCTACTGCCCTTTCACATATGAATGATGCAGGTACTGCTAAGACCAGTGCAGAAACTGCTCAATCATTATCCGAAGCTGCCCAAGCACTTTCTGAAGCTGCAAGAGATGCTTCAGTTGTAGCCAAGAATGACTCGGTTACTGCCAAAGATCAATCAGTAACAGCCAAGAATGAATCAGTTGCTGCTAAGGATTTATCTCAAGCTGCACAAGCTGCTTCAGAGGCCGCGAAGGTATTATCACAAACTGCCCAATCATTAGCTGAATCAGCAAGGGATACAGCAAACACTGCTGCTGCCACTGCAACTACTCAGGCTACTGCGTCAAGTAACTCTGCAACAGCTTCTGATACTGCAAGAGCTGCTTCTGTTGTTGCCCAAGGATTATCAGAGGATGCAAGAGATGCATCGGTTGTAGCAAAGAATGCTTCTGTTGTTGCTCAAACAGCTAGTGAAACAGCACAAACTGCCTCTGAAGCTGCTCAAACTGCCGCAGAAACTGCTGAAACAAATGCTGAAACTGCCCAAGCGGCAAGTGAAACAGCAAGAGATGCTTCTGTTGTTGCTAAAAATCAATCAGTAACTGCTCAAACTGCTGCAGAAACTGCACAGGCTGCGGCTGAAACAGCCAAGAGTGATGCACAAACAATTGCAACCAACTCGGCTTCAAGTGCTACTGATGCTGCTAATTCAGCAACGGATTCGGCTAACTCTGCTACCGCAGCAGCTGCAAGTGCTGTTCAAGCTTCTGCCAATGCGGTTGTTGCTATTAACACAGTATTAGATGGTGCTCCTTCTAACCTTGATACATTAAATGAATTGGCTGCGGCAATCAATGATGATAATAACTTTGCTGGTACAGTAACTACTTCATTAGGTGCTGCTACTACGGATAGAGCAGCAATACGAAGTGAAATGGCTGCCAATGAAACAGCAAGAGATGCTTCTGTTGATGCTGCTATCGCGGCACAAGAAGTATTAGCTGCTGCTGCTAGAGCTACAATCCAAGCTGATGTTGATCAAAACGAATCAGACTCGGATAGTGCGCATTCAGCTGCTACGACAGACCGAGCTGCTATTAGATCAGAAATGGCTACTAACGAGACCAACAGAGATACCCAAGTTGCTGATGCTATTGCTGCTCAAGAAGTATTGGCGGCTACTGCTAGAGCTACAATCCAAGCAGATGTAGATGCTAATGAAGCAGCTCAAGCCCTTATTAATACTGCAGCAACTACGGATAGAGCTTTAATTAGAACCGAGATGGCCACGAATGAAACAAATCGTGATACTCAAATTGCCACATTACAAAGTGATGTAGATGCTAATGAATCTGATTCTGATGCTGCACATGCCGCAGCAACTACAGATCGTGCTGCTATTAGATCAGAAATGGCTGCTAATGAAACAGCAAGAGATGCTTCAGAGGCTGCAGCGATAGCAACTGCAGTATCTGATTTAGTTGATACTGCCCCTGCTGCCCTTGATACTCTTAATGAATTAGCCGCTTCATTAAATGATGATGCTGATTTTGCTGGTACAATGACAACGGCTTTAGGTAATGCAACTACTGACCGTGCTCTTATTAGAACAGAAATGGCTACTAATGAGACCAACAGAGATACACAGGTTACTGCTTTACAGGCAGATGTAGATGCTAATGAATTAGCTTCAGATACTTCACACGCTGATGCTACAACAGATCGTGCTTTAATTAGAACAGAAATGGCCTCTAACGAGACTGCAAGAGATACTCAAGTTGCTAATGCTATTGCTGCTCAAGAAGTATTAGCTGCTGCTGCAAGAGCTACAATCCAAGCAGATGTAGATCAGAATGAATCAGACTCGGATGCTGCACACGCGGCTGCAACTACTGATAGAGCTGCTATTAGATCAGAAATGGCCTCTAATGAAACAGCAAGAGATACGCAAGTTGCTGATGCTATTGCTGCTCAAGAAGTATTAGCTGCTGCTGCTAGAGCTACAATCCAAGCTGATGTTGATCAGAATGAAGCTGACTCGGATGCTGCACATTCAGCTGCTACGGCAGACCGAGCAGCAATTCGAAGTGAATTATCAAGTGCCATTTCAACTGAAGTATCGGATAGAAATACTGCTATTTCAACTGCAATTGATGGTGTTATTGATGGTGCCCCTGGTACACTAGATACCCTAAACGAAATTGCTGCTGCTATTGCAGATGATGCAAATTATGCTACAACATTAACAAGTGACTTAGCCACTAAAGCTAATAAGACTACACAAGTTATTGCAGGTACTGGTTTAAATGGTGGTGGTACACTTGCTTCAAATAGAACAATTAATATTTCTGCAACAGGTGTTACTGCTGGATCTTATGGTTCTGCTTCAGAGGTTCCTGTATTAACAGTAAATGCTCAAGGTCAAATTACTGGTGCTTCTGTTACTAATGTAGCGGGTGTAACTGATTTTGATTATAACACTACAACTGGTGCCCTTGATATTGATACGGCCGATGGTGGTAACTATGCAACAACTGTTACTCTTGATCCATTTGATACAGGAGATTTAACCGAAGGTTCAAACTTATATTGGACAACTGCTCGTGGTAATTCAATGTTTGATACAAGATTAGCTACCAAAGATACAGGCAATGTATCTGAAGGTTCTAACTTATACTATACAGATGCTAGAGCTAGAGCTGCTATTTCAGCAACAGGTTCATTAAGCTATAATTCATCAACTGGTGTTATTTCATTCACAATGAATGATGAAACAGTCCAAGACATTGTTGGTGGTATGGTAACCGGTAATACTGAATCAGGTATTACAGTTACATACCAAGATGCTGATGGTACCCTTGATTTTAATGTTAATGATCCTACAATTACTTTAACCGGTGATGTTACTGGTTCAGCTACAATGACTAACTTGGGTAATGTATCAATATCAACTGCTGTTGGTAATGATTCACACTCTCATTCATGGGGTAATATTACTAGTAAGCCATCTACATTTACACCAACTACTGAAAACGTACAAGACATTGTTGGAGCTATGTTCTCTGGTAATACAGAAACTGGTTTATCAGCAACATATCAAGATGGTGATGGTACTATCGATTTAGTACTTACTAAGGATCCAGTTATTACTTTAACAGGTGATGTTACTGGTTCTGGTACAATGACTAACTTAGGTAATGTTACTATTAATACAACAGGTGTTAATGCTGGTACTTTAGATGGTATTGATTCAACTGGCTTTGTTAGATACTTTGAACAAGCAACTGCTCCTTCAGTAACTACTGCTGGTACTATGTGGTATGATAATGATGAAGATGTACTATACCAAAGACAAGATGGTGCTTGGGTTCAGGTTTCAACTGCTTCTGCTCCTGCTGTTCTGGTATATGATGTAAATGGAACTTTAGTAAATTAATAGGAGCTAACTAATGGGTTGGTTATCACATTTAACAAATTTATTTGATGGAAAGACAAGATCACATGCTGATGGTAGACGTTGGAAATGGAATGCTAATAAAGGTGTTTGGAAAATTAAACTTGAGGTAGATGCTCAAGATACCAAATACAAAGGATCTAAAGGTAATAAAGGTGACCAGGGTAATACTGGTCCTCAAGGCCCTAAAGGTAATACTGGTAACACTGGTCCACAAGGTAACACTGGTCCGCAAGGTCCTACTGGTCCCCAAGGTCCTACTGGTACAAAGGGTAACACTGGTAACACTGGCCCTCAGGGTGCTACGGGTCCAGCTGGACCTACTGGTCCCCAAGGTCCTCAAGGTCCTCAAGGTAATGGTACATTTATAGTAAATAGTAATGAACCTGGTGGTACATACGATGAGGGATCTGAATGGTGGGACTCAGATAATGGGAAATTATATAAATGGATCGGTCATAGACCAGGTGAACCAACATCTAATTCTAGATGGAGGCCAATGTCAGGTGGTGGTGGCCCGGTAACTGTTCCTGCTGGATCATATGAATATAGAGTTACCTATGTTCAAGGTTATACCTTAGGTGGATATAAATCATCTTCCCCTTGGAAAAATGTTAATCGAACAGTATTTGCAACTGATACTACAATTGATTTAGGTGATAAATTAAGCCATGCTGGTTCATATGTATCCGGTACATTCTCGGATATTGATTCATTTGTATTTGGTACGGCAGATAGTTATTCAGGTAACTCCACTCAAGTGTCAGCCATGAATAATTGGACTGAAACTGGATGGACCTCGGCTGCTATTAATATGAAAGCTTCTCGTGATTCATCTGCATCTATCCGACATGATTCAACGAGTAAGTCTTATACCGCGGGTGGTGGTTCAGATTCCCTTGAAAGATTAGATTTTGCTTCTAATACTATGTTATCCCACGGTACTGCCCCTGGCACAGTCGGATCACATTCTGGCGCATTTTGGGGTGAACATAGTGGATATTGGACCTTAGGTGGTACTAAAAAATCATTTAATATGGTTAATGAAACATGGGGAGGATGGTCAACACCATCAGGTATTAACCAATGCCAAAAGGGATTAAGCTCTAAGAAAGGCCATGGTTATATTGGTAGAGATGGTGGGTGTGGATCAGACTCAGGTCTTGACAAATATAATGATACTAATGGATCACACCTAGCCCATAATGCCCCGGGCAAACCCCACGGCTCAATGGGTGAGGAAAATTGGATGATAGGTCAGGAAAAAGGATATTTGATGGGCCAATATAACGGATCACAAAATAACAATTCAGGTTGGATTCACTATACAAATAATACATCAGCAACATTAGGTACAACAGGTGCTAGGAAAGGTGTTCCAGGTGGTTCATCTGGAACGTGTACGGCTCGAGGATAATATGAAATACATTGCTTTTAAAGAATTTGATAATGCATATAATACATTTGATTTTACTTATCAAGGATCATTCAATGGTTACTTGATTGGTTCAATTGGAGATGAGGGAGATTCTCTATTTGATTATACTAAACATAATACTATTATGTTAACAGAACGTCAATGGCGAGCTGGGTTATTTGTTGCTGAATCAAATGGTTATGTTAAAATTGCAGCTGGTACAGATTTAGAATTTAGTGTTATGGCTAATTCATCTAGTCCTAAAGGTAAGGAAGCCTATACATTTAATGATGATGATATTAGTGCTACAACTGAGCTTATGCAAATGATTATGGTACAGCAAGTTAATGATAGATTTGATACTCATTTCCAAGCCTTGAACAAAAGAACTAGTAACTTAGAAGCTTCAACATGGGCTGCACAAAGAAGAGAATCAAGGAAATATTTAGATGATAATACCTCATCAACACCTGTCCTATCTATTTTAGCAGAACAGAGAGATGTTACAGTAGAATACCTTGCCAATAAAGTTAAAGAAAAAGTTGATATATATAATACTGAACTTGCTAATCTTTTAGCACAACAACAGGTTAATATTAAACTTATTGAATCTGGTGAAACTATTCTTGATATGAATAGAATTAATGAACAATTGTTTGGCATCCAAATGCCTAGTAAACAAGCAATAGAGGAAGGTATAGAAGATCGTGAAATACCGGTTGGTATACAAATTTAAATAATGACAAATGATGAAATTTTAGATTATGCAACAGATAGAACTTTAGAATATTCAAGATATCAAGCAGAACACTTTGTAATTGATTCACAAATAACTGATTATAAACGTGTTAAACAGTTATTACTTGAAATAGATTCTAGAGGGCATACAATCAAAACCCTAGAAATAGAAACCCGTAAAGATTTAGCTAATATAGCACTTATCCAAGAAAAGATTGATAATGAATCTTCTCCTGCCCAAATAGCTTTATATGAATTGGATATTGAAAGATTGAAAATTGATAATAGGTATAATACTAGAAACTATAAACAAGCCCAAGCTGAATTAGAAACATATATGAATGTTCTAAGAGATTTAGTACCAGATTTAAATATTGATACCCTAAAATCATTAGAAAATAATGAAGAACTCGAAAAAGAATATTGGGTAACTAGAATGGCCAAACAGGCTGCAATGGATATAGCAGCAAATGGTAGAATTGGTGTTGGTAATATGGATTCTATAGCTATGATGCCAGAAGAAGATCAGGTTAAAACATTAGCTACAACATTACAATATACAGAAAGACTTGGCCTTGCAATGAATGAAATATCAGAAGCAGTTAACCAAGGTTTATTAGAAAATTCAGATAGTCTACCTAAGTTTGATGTGCCGACTATTGGTGATAAATTATTAATTAAAGATGAAGATCTTCAGCATACCACTCAACCCGAAACTAGATCAGAAGCAATTTAATCAATACATATCCTTCTTAGAAGAATATAAAGATTGGATATATGATATTTACTTTACGTGTAGAATAGAGCCGTTTACCCAAGATGCAATGGGTGATGTATTTATTAATGACCCCTATGATCTTGTGTTCAATGCTTTACAAATTCAAGATAAACTTGGTATAACAGTATCAGCAACATTTAATAATATACACGTTAGACCGGATCAGCATAACCTAGACTTATTCATTGAAAACTTTAAACCCTTATATGAACAGGGGGTTAGAAGTGCAACAATACCACATACATCATGGATAAGAACTGGCCAAATACAAAAGGCCTTCCCAAAATTATATATTAAGAATACTATTTTAAGATCAGTTAATACTGCATCTGATGTTGCTAGACAAGCCGAGTCTGGTTTCCAATATATTAATATTGATCGGGACTTGATGAGAAATACTGATGAACTTAAGAAAATAAGAAAGGCCGCAGATAAATATGGAATTAAAATAGCATTATTAACAAATGAATCTTGTTTGGGTGGTTGTCCTATAATGGAAGAACATTATCACTTTAATAGCACAAGGGAAGGTAGAAAGCCTCAATACTTCAATGATGTTATATCTAGAATATCATGCTCTTCGTGGGACGTATTTGATCCATCAACTCCATTTAAAACTGCTAATCTACCACCATGGAAAGAAGACTGGGACTATATAAAACAACACGTAGATGTATTTAAAATGCACGGCCGAGAGGCAGTAGATGTTCTATATAATTCTATGCATATAATTACAAACTATGTAAATAATGAAAAGATTTTATATGGCAACTTTGAACAATATATAGATGAAGTTAATATGTCAGGTTCCCCGATTAATGCTTGGAGAAAATTCATTAAGAATTGTAAGTTTGATTGTTGGGATTGTGATAAATGTGATAAGCTTTATGAATCAAAGAATGGTAAGAGAACCCCAGATAAGCGTGATATTATTATAGAGACATTATGTACAACATACCAGGATTAACATCACCTAAAGTACAGAAGTTTCTTAATAGTATATGTAAGCATGCAAACTCATACCTTGAGGTTGGATCGTATTTAGGAGCTACATCAGTTGCTGCGTTAGATGGTAATAACCTTCACGCATTCTTCGTAGATAAATGGAATGAACCAATACAAACTGCTAGAGATGATTTAGGTGAACTACCTGAGAACTCTAAAGAAACCTTTATTGATAATGTTAAAAAGTATAAAGGTAATAACACTATAAATATATTTGATTCAGACTTATTCAGCGTAGATAGATCTGAGTTGAAAGATATAGAAGTATTCTTTTATGATGGGCCACACGATTATGAAACTACTTCTAAAGCCGTACAGTATTATGCAAAGACATTTGCTAAAGATGCTATCCTAATATTCGATGATGCAAACTTCGATGGGGTAGTACACGGTGCAAATGATGGGTTATATAAATCTAACCTTAAAATAAAATTTAAAAAGATCATCATAACAGATGAAATTGAAAGTGAAAGTGAAATGTGGAACGGGTTATATATTGTCGCTTTATAGTTAAGTAGCTATAAGAAGGTAATAGGTACCTCATCTATAATTAATCAACATTGCTAGAGTCTTCAAGGAAAATAATACACCTGACCTATCATACACCGATTAATATAGAAGAAATTAACTTATGGAGAATAATATGGAAATATTAATGGCATTCGTGCTAAAGAAACAGGTATACTTGTTATACCTAATTGGGGTTATGATATCGGCAGGTATTATTAAAGAGAGACAATACTTTAATGACTTGTTCAATATCATCGTGGATAAGATCAAGAGTAAGAGATTAATAGTAACACTAACATCTCTTGTAACAGGAGTCTTACCAATCCCAGGGAGAGTAACAGTGTCTGCGGGTGTACTTAGTACGCTAGCCCCAGACGATGATACTCATGAACATAGGAAGTCAAGATCGAAGTTTGGTATTATTGATTATCTAGCAACACACCACTACTATTTGTGGAGTCCGTTAGAGAAAACAATGATTGTACCAATGGCTGCTCTTGGTTTATCTTATATGGAAATGTTATCATATACTGCAGGACTACTAGGTATTACAGTATTCTACATTGGATGGTACATTTTTGGTAAGATGTCAGAAGATGACAT